TAAGAGAGTATTCATCTCTCGTTGGAAGGGTGGTAAGATACTTGAAGCTGACTTTGCTCAGTTAGAGTTCAGAACTGCCGCATATTTATCACAAGATGGAGTTGCTATTGAGGAAGTTTCTACAGGGTTCGATGTTCACTCATATACGTCTAAGGTTATTACAGATGCAGGTCAACCTACTTCTCGCCAAGATGCGAAAGCACATACGTTTGCACCCCTCTACGGAGCAACAGGTTTTGGAAGAAGCAAAGCAGAAGCTGCCTATTACAAGCACTTCACCGAAAAATATCAAGGCATCAAGTCTTGGCACTCCAGATTGGCTACGGAAGCTTTGACTAGTCTTATGATTAAGACACCATCAGGAAGGGAGTTTTCTTTTCCTAATGTAGTAAGAAAGAAACATGATACTGTCTCATACTTTACGCAGATAAAGAATTATCCTGTTCAATCATTTGCTACAGCAGATATAGTTCCTATAGCATTACTTTATATTGATAAACTGCTTGACTCTATGAAGAGTTGTGTGGTAAATACAGTACACGACAGTATAGTTATTGATGTACACCCTGATGAGGAAAGGGCAGTTTTGGAAGTTATAAATACTACCAATAGAAACTTAACTAAGTTGATAAATACTAAGTGGAATATAGATTTTAATGTACCACTATTATTAGAATCTAAAATAGGATATAATTGGCTTGACACTAAAGATGTTAGCTGATATAACTACGAGAATCTAAACCTAAAAGGAGAATAAATATGACAGAACTAACTACTATTGATACTGATAACTATGTAGCTATGGCTAAAGCTATGGGTATCGCAAATGAAGGAAATACTAAAAAGCAAAAGAATAGTACTCTCCCTCGATTTAAGATTAATCATACTGCTATCATGGGAGAAGCAGAGGTTAATGGCAAGACAGTTAATATGGAAGTTGTTGAAGGTGGAACTTATAAGTTAGAGATACCTGACACAGAAACTTACTATGCCAAAGAAGTTATAATTAGACCATTTTTACAGAGATTTATGTATAAGAGATTTGTAAAGGGGTTTGGTGAGCAAGCTAATAAGTATATCAAAACTATAATGGCAGACAACTTAAATATAGACTTGAAGGATAACGATGGTGGGCTAAACTGTGGTAAACCAGCAGGTTACGTGCAAGATTTTAAATCATTGCCTGAAAAAACACAGGAACTAATTAAGCAAATAAAAAGAGTTCGTGTTATATTAGGCACGGTAGAATTAGTAAAACCTGTTAATGAAAGAGGAGAAGAAGTATCTGTTGATGTATCACCTTTTATATGGGAGATAGATAATAGAGATGCCTTTAAAGATGTTGGTGAAGTGTTTTCTGAACTAGCAAAGAGAAAGAGACTGCCTATACAGCATAATATAATGGCTACTACACAAGAACGTAAGTTACCTAGTGGTGCTGTCTTCTACTTACCTAAGACTTCTCTTGATATCACGAAGTCTATAGCTTTGGCAGATGCAGACCAAAAAATGTTTTCAGACTTCATGGCTTGGATTGACAACTATAATGTCTACATAGCTAATGCTTGGGCAGAAAAGACTAATCGAGATATGTCTTCTGAAGATACTGAATCAGTAAATGATTTTATAGACATAGAACTAGAAGGAGAAGTTGCACAATGAACCATCCAGCAGAAATAGCATTACATCAATTTATGGAAAATGCTTCAAATGGAAAGTCTAAATTTTCTGACGAAACAGTTGCACAAGTTGGTAAGGATGTGATGGATGCTGTTAAGAGACAGTTTGGTAGCAGTAAACCTAGAGGAGATTTTAGATTACGTATGTCTAACATAGGCAGACCTGCTTGCCAACTGTGGTATGATAAGAATAAACCTGAGTTAGCACTTCCCTTCCCTACAACATTTATTATGAACATGATGTTGGGAGATATTGTGGAAGCTGTATTCAAAGGATTATTAAAAGAAGCAGGAGTCAAGTATGAAGATTCAGAAGAGGTCACTCTTAATTTACCTAATGCAGATATTAAAGGAACATATGATGTTGTTATTGATGGTAGTGTTGATGATATTAAGTCCTCTTCACAATGGTCTTATAATAATAAGTTTGATTCTTATGCTAGCCTAAAAGAAATGGATGGCTTTGGTTACATTGCACAACTAGCAGGATATGCTAAAGCATCAGGTAAAAAAGTAGGTGGTTGGTGGGTAGTTAATAAAGCTAATGGTGATTTTAAATATGTACCTGCTACAGGTCTTGACGTAGATGATGAGTTAGACTATGTTAATGCTAAGATAAAAAAACTTAACAACAATGAGTTTAACCGTTGTTTTGAGCCTATAAATGAGACTTTTAGAGGTAAAGAGACAGGTAACACAGTTTTAAATACACATTGTACATTCTGTTCTTATAGATATGATTGTTGGAAAAATATAAAAGAACTTCCAGCTGTTATGTCTCAAGCTAAATCACCTAAGATTGTTTCGTATATAGATATAAAAGAAGAGTATCTATAGATGTCTCCTCATAAAGTAAGAAGAGAAGCTATAAAGTATGGGTATAGGAGTGGGTTAGAACATTCTATCTCACTCTACCTTACAGAGTTGAAACATAAATATGATTATGAATCAATTAAAATAGAGTGGGAAGATTTAACTTATCGCACCTATACCCCTGACTTTATACTAAACAATGGCATAATTATTGAAACAAAAGGTAGGTTCTTAACTGAAGATAGAAAAAAACATTTGTCCATAAAAAGACAACACCCAAATTTAGATATACGCTTTGTATTTACAAATAGTAAAAATAAGCTACGTAAAGGTGCTAAATCTTCCTATGGTCAATGGTGTGATAAATATGGATTTAGATACTACGATAGAATCATTCCTGAAGATTGGTTAAAAGAAAAGGGTAAAAATAAACACCCAAAGTTTATAGAATTTAAAGGTACAAAAATAAAAAGGAGAGTATGATGACTCACAGAAAATGTAAAGCAGAAGACTTCACAGTTAGAGTTAGACCTCTTCTTGATAAAAAACATAGATGGACAGGTGAAATTGATGTGGTTATTATTACATCTCCTCGTAATGAAATGTCAGATGATGACTATTATCAGCTAATGCATATATGTAAAATGATTTCGTCTGTAATACCTATGATGGACACGGATGAAGATATGAGAAATAAAATAAATAACTATGTAGTAAATGTGTTTGACAATGAAACTGTTCCTGATATAAAGGACAGAGTAAGTGTTAAAGAAGTAAAAGACAATATTATAACTGTTAATTTTAAACGTGACACTAATAATTAATACAATGAGACATATGGAGTACATGAGAATGAGAGAAAAGCAATCAAACATAGAATCTGATAATTTAGACATGGTCAATAATCCTAGACATTATAATGAATCAGGTATAGAATGTATAGATGCCCTACAAGCTATGTTAGGTGATGGATTTGAAGCATACTTACAAGGTAATATTGCTAAGTATCTATGGAGATATAAGTACAAGAATGGTGGCGAAGACTTACAAAAAGCAAAATGGTACTTAAATAAATTAATAGAGGTGCATGATGAAAGTTAAAATTATGATGACCATTGAGGTAGACCCACAAGACTATGCAGTTCCTTCTGATGGTATGCTAGAGGAAGAAATACAAGACTATTTAAAAGATATTATACACGAAATAGATGGTCTACAGATAAAAAATATAAGAACAGTAATGGAGAATAAACATGATTAACAACTACTTACCTACAGACTACCAAAACTTCATAGCACTATCTCGCTATGCTAGATGGAAAGATGAGGAGCAACGAAGAGAGAATTGGGGAGAGACGGTAGATAGATACTTTGACTATATGACTACACATCTTAAAAAGAATCACCAATATACTATGACCAAAGCATTGACTAACATGCTTAAAGAGCAGATACTTTCTCTAGGTGTAATGCCTAGCATGAGAGCTTTAATGACCTCAGGACCTGCCTTAGATAGGTGTCATGTAGGTGGCTACAACTGTAGTTATATACCTGTTGACAGCCCTCGTTCATTTGATGAGTGTATGTATATATTAATGTGTGGTACAGGTGTAGGATTCTCTGTTGAAAGAGACGTTGTAAATAAGTTACCTATAGTCAATGAGCATTTTGAGAACTCATCTACTATCATAAAAGTGGCAGACAGCAGACCGGGTTGGT